GAAGTTGAACAACCTCTTGGAACACGCCTTGAAGGCGCTTCACATATTCCGTTGCTTGCGCTTGAAACTCGCGCTCCTTTTGAGCGTGAGCCTGTGTCTTGCGCGTGTAGTCGTCTTGCCTGAGGTATCCCTTCGCGGCTTCGTCAGCGTTGATCTTCGTGCCATTGGGGAGGGTGATCTCAACTACGTGAGATTCCTCGTCGTCCTGGTCCTCAGATTCGCTATCGGCCTCTTGGGGCTCCGGTTTGCCGTCTTCTTCTTCAACTTCCAGGGTCTCAGCGTCGGCGGGCTGATCGGTGGACTCTTGCTTCTGCTCGGGTTGCCGAAGGGCTGCCAGAGCATCCGCGCCGTCATGAATAGACAGAGCATTCCCCGGTTCAATGGGGGTCATGTTGTCGGACAAAAGCTATCTCCTAGAATTTGCGGATGAAGGAGAGAACGCCGTTCTCTTCCGCAAGCTTGGCCTCGTCCGCAGCGAGATTGCCTTGGGCAAGCACCGATTCCAGGTGGGCCTTCACGAACTTCACCTGTTTGAGCGCCTCGGTGTAGCGGAACCGTCCCAGGTCATCCTTGGCGGGCAAGGACTCCAGGAGGCCGATGTACACGGCGCGCAACTCTTCAAAGGCTTCGATAAATAACGGGTTGTGAATGATCTGATGGGCCGACTGGCCCCGGTTAATTGGGTCGATCATTCGCCTGTTGTATCTGACGGTTCTGTTGAGCCAATGCGGCCCAATCCAAATTCAATTCTTCCAGTTTGATGCCGTTCTTCGCGGCCTCGATCTGGGCTTTCAACTGAAGCTCGGCAAAGGCCAAACGCTCCTTGCTCTGAAGCTCGGCAACCTTGATCCGCTCGTCGGACTGAATCTTGGCCTGGGCCTCCGCGAACTTCTCCTGCGCCTTGCCCTGCTCTACCTGGGCGAACAGTTGCGCGTCAGGCGAAGGCTGCGGGGGTTGCGGCGGCGGCAGTTGGAAATCCAGCGGAATGTTCGTGATGTAGTCGTCTGGCTTTTGAAGGCCCAAGGCCCCCACCAGCTCCCGAAGTGTCTTTGCGTACTGTCCCGGAGTGACCAGCGGGTTATTGGGGCCGGCCTGAGCAATGATGGCCTCCTGCTTGGCGAGCAGAAGCATGAGCGCGGCAACATCTCGTTCCTTCGATCCCGTCCCAAGGCCCGTGTTGATCGTCACGTCCCATTCGTTAAAGTCCTGCCACTGCGCGGGCTCGACCTGCTGAAGTCGCCCCTTAATCTTCGCCACACGCGGGAAGTCCTGATACTTCTTCAGGATGCGGAGAATCCCCCGGAACATCTTCCGCACACCGCCCGTCGCCCAGATGCGGGCAATCATCTCGACCTTCCCCATCGCGGCGGACTGAGCAATCGTGGCCTGTGTCGCCGTCTGACGCTGAAGCGTGTCAGGGTCCAAACCCATCGCCGAGCGAGATACGCCCGTGCGCTTTTCCGCCTCGTCATCGAAGTACGCGAGCATCGGGAACGAGTGCTGCGAGAAGAACGGGGTCGCCAGTTCCTTCACAGCCGACTCAATCATGCCCTGCTTGGCAAGCACGATGCCCGAGGGCACGCGGTTTACCAGAGCCTCAAGCCCACCCTTTTCCAAGGCAGACGGCGCCACAATGCGCTGCGGCGTATTCGCCTGGTTCAGGTTGTCAATCGTGGGCCGAAGGATGGCGGTCTTGATCTGCTGAAGCTGAACAAGGTCATCGCCTGGGCAGCGCCCAAAGATCGTGTGGGGTAACGGTTGAGGGCAGAAGTCGTAGAACTGGACCTGATCGTCGTAGGGCTCGCATTCGAGGATCTCGATGGCTTCCTCGTTACCAGCCGCAACGAAATAGTGGTCCTTGATCCCCTTGCCGTCGTAGTTGCACTTCACGATCCCCTCATGCACCGCAATCAGGCGCATATCGGGGTCGTCTTCGTTGTTCGAGGACACATCCCACACAAGCCCGGAGCGGTTTAATTGCTCCTGGGTCTGGCGGAACGGCTCGTAGGTCGGGAGCGAGTCAATGACCGAGGCCTTGTAGCCCATATCCTTGAGGTCGCCCGCGCGTTTGTAGGTGCGGTGCGATCTAAGAACAGCCTCGTCCAAGGACCGCGCCGTGACGCTGACAACAAACTCCTCAGGAGGGATATTGCACAGCTTCACGCGGCTGCGGTTGATGGTCTTCTTGATCGTTACGTCATAGGTCGAGACCGTGAGCGATGTACTCAATCCCGTCTCCGGGTCTTGAGAAATCTCCTCGGCCTGCCTTTCCTCGCCGGCAGTGATCGAAAGCGTCGGGTCCTGCTGGACCTTCATCACGATCATGGCGAGTTCGTCGGGCGTCAAACCCTCAAGGGTCTGCTCGTCTTCTTCGATCTCTTCTTCCCAGAATCCCTTAACAACCCCGAGGATCTGGGTCAGGCCGTCATAGGCCCAATCGTGGAATAACCTCTCGGCGTCGTTATCCTGCTTGAGGACAACGGTGTTTACATACTCGGTGGCTAGTTGCGCGGCTTCGTCATCGCCTCGGCCCGTGGCGTTGTATTCCCCGATATTCGGGCCGCCGCACATGATCCGCATAAGGCCGGGCATCAAAAGCCCGATCTGCGAGCCCACCGTTCCATCCACCACACCCGAGCCCCCAGGACGGCGGGGAAAGTCGGGCATCTGAAGCTGGATGTAGTTCAGGATCAACTCACGGCGCTTGGCGAGCTTGGAGTCAATGTAGCCAAGCGAGTTGGCAATCTCTTCGGACAGGAAGTTTTTGAACTGCTCCTTGTCCATCTTGGGCATTAGATGATCCAGTCCACGTTGATGGCCGCAACAGTCGCTGCCGCCACCTCAACGCTCTCGCCGTTGCTCACGCGCTCGCCACCCATCGCAGCCGTGCCAAATGCATCCGCGCCGTGGCTGTTCTCGTCGTGGTCGGGCTCATCGAGGTAAACGCTTCTCACTTTGTCATATCGCTTTTTGTACCTACGCAGTTTCTGGCAACCCTCATTGGTGCCGTCAGCGTCGAACTCGGAAACCTTAATCAGACGGCGCACAGCCTCGATGCGGTCGCCGATCTTGTGGCGCCCCAATACAACAGGCCGGCGTTTTGTTAGCTGCTGCCAGATATCCGCCCTGCTCTTGGCGTTATCGGTCTTCATCTCGTCATCCAGCGCGGTCATCTCGCGCACGTTGCCGTCATGCGGCCACACGTCGTCACCGCGCACCCATTCGCCCTCTTTGGCGAACTCATCAATCACTGTGGCGTAGTGCGCGAGGCTCTTTCCGCTGTTCTGGTAATACTTGAGCCAACGCCAGCGGCCCTGAGTGACTTGGCCGAACCAGATGCACATCCGGTCGGCCACGCCCATATCCCAGAACGTATGAACCGGAAGCGCGGGGTCGTGAAGCACCCGGCATATCCGCTTCTCGCGTTCGGCTCTCAGCATATCCTCGCCGTAATAGGAGCCCTCCGTATTGAGGCGTCCCCATTCAGCGGCGAGATGAATCTGAATCCAACGCTCGTCTTTGTCGGCGATCTGACGGGCGTAATAGTCAGGGACAAGGTTGGGAAGGTTCTCGGCATCAGGGTTTGGAACCCATTTGCCCTCGACCTTCATCACCCCGCCTGGCTGGACGTGAAAGTCCCAACCAGAGGCCGGGTCCTTGAAGCACGCATGTAACCAATGGTCCTCATCCGGCATGTTTGAGTCGAGGATCATGCCGTACCACGTAGGGCCACCGTCCTTCATTGCCGGATAGCGCCCAATGCGCCCGTCCAGCGTGGATATGATGGCCTTCTTCACCTCTCGCGCTTCGTTGATGTAAGCCCCGGTCAATTCCAGGGACAACAGCTTGCGCGCGTCGTCTTCGCTATCCAGGGCGAGGAAGATAACTTCCGCCTGGACTCTCGTTCCGTCCGGTAGGGCGAACCCCATACGATGCTCAAACGGAGCAACGTCCACGAACTGCCCGAACTTCGGGTTGCCGAACCAGTCCTTCCACGTTTTGACCGTGGTGTTCTTCAGGTCCGGGTAGCTGTTACGAATGATCGCCCAGCGTGACTTGCGGACCTTCGACTTATCCGGCGCCTGAGCGCAGGCCTTCATGAAGATATCCATCATGCAGCCCACGGACTTACCCGAGCCGAACGGCCCGAGAATTCCTCGCCGACTAGCCGAACTCCGCAGAAACGCTTGGCACACCGGACCCGAAGGCCGGTAATTAACCTCAGCCAAGGTTGATATTCACGTTGATGGGCTCGACCGCGACGTTGTGGTCAACGCGGTCCCCGTATCTCTTAGGCTTCAGCTTCGCGGCCACCCACTTACGGGCGTCAACGCGAAGTCGTGAGCGGTTAATCCACTCGGTGTTCTGGACTTCGTAAGTCGAACCGTCCTGGTTTTCTTTCAGGATCGTATCTTTCGAGGCGTCGTCCGCAATATCAATAATCTCGTCGGCCAACGTATCAGCCTGATCCTCGCGTGCGCGCGTGTATTGTTCCATGAACTCAGGATGCTTCCCGAGCCAAAGGTAAACCGTCGCAATCGCCGGCATATCTTCAGCCGAGCAAATGCTTCTCAGGCTCTCGCCCATAACTAGCTTGGCGCAAATGTCTGCGGCCTTCTCGGGGGTGTAGTCTGAAGGGCGGGCCATCACGCTATTGCCTTCAAGGCTACACCCACGGGGTCGAACTGGACGGGCTCGCAAAGGTCTGAGAACTGAATCGTTATGCCTTCGGTCGGGTCTTGGATTCCAAGCTCCCTCTCGGTCAGGCATCCGGTCTTAGGCATTTTGTGGGGTGACTCGTTGTAGGTTTCGTTGACGTGAAGGCCCATGATCGCGGCCAGGTATCCCATGGCGGAATCACCGGCCACCCGAATGTCACAGGGCTCTTGGCCTCTGCGCTCTAGCTCACGGTATTCAGCGATCAGGTTCTTAAACTCGCCGAGCTGGCGGGCCATGTGGCTGGTGCCCTCGTAGTAGCGGGTTTCGAAGCCTTTGGCGCTGACGTAGAAAATCTGATGCCCGAGGTCGGATTCAGGATTGAATGTTACCTTCTCGGCGGTCGTGAACTTCTGATAGGCGTGACCCGCTCCACTGCGCTTGTTGCAGTCAAGCCCGTGTAACTCAAACTTACGAAATCCCAAGGCAAAGCCGAGGGGTATGGATCTCAGGCCGACCGTCGATTGGCCGGGGATGATGGCGAAGTCGGTTCCTATCGAAGCGATCCGGTCCCGCTCCTCGGCAAGCTCAAGGTTGTGCCAATGATAGACTTGAGGATGACCGGCGAAGCGTTGCCAGGTTTTCTCGTCAAGCTTGGCGCCGAGGCAATACGTCACCCCTTTGGTCGGGGTCATGTAGTTGGCTACCCACGGCTTGGGGTCGATCAAAACGCCGAAGTCTGGTTTAAGGCCCTTCTTCAGCAGAAAGTCGTGCGTGCGATTGACTGTAGCAACCTTTGTGGTCTTCGAAAGCCGTAACTGCCGGCGAATATCGGGGAGAGTATC